TTAGCTCAGCTGGGAGAGCGCTTGCATGGCATGCAAGAGGTCACCGGTTCGATCCCGGTATTCTCCACCAAAAGCACTGTACTTCGTAGGAAGTATGGTGCTTTTCTTTTTGCTGAAGCCGATTTTTGGGGGCTGCATTGCTTCGCCTGCACCGTTTTCAGGCTTTTGCAGGCGGTTCCTATACAACCCCCAACTTTTGACTTTACACCATTTTCAAAAAGGAATGTTTGCCGCCTGTTTTTTCAGCAGGCTGCTGCATCATCCCCTTCAATGTACGGCGTAAGGTCGAAGTTGAAGGTAATGTTGAGCTGATACCCACGATAAACATCTACCCTGCGGATAAGCTGATTGACGATCATTTTCTTTGCTTCAAAACTGGCACTGTCGTAGAGATCAGAAAAAGAAATCAGTTCTTCGTACAGTTTTGATACGTTGTCCATCAGTTCGGCAGTTTTTTCTGTTTCTGCATGCAGAGTCCCCGACAGGAGCATCGAATTGTACAGCACCGGGCGATGCTTCATCAGGTAAGTCCGGCGCAGTCTGCCGTATTTGCCCAGTGCTTTCTCCTGCTGGGGCAGGGTCAGGTTCGGGAGCTGGTAGTCCCCGACGGTCGAGTAGGTCACGTTCCTGCTGTTCATATTCATACTGGCTCCTTTCTACATTGCGGCGGCGGATTGTCGTTTTTACGGTTCGTTCGATGTTGCGCAGCACATCCCGGCTGCATTCGCTGACTGCGGTGCCCAGCGCATACACGGCGGCAGGCGTGGAAAAAGAGAAGATGGCCTGAAAATCGTCACGGTCAAAATGACCGTCCGGCTCAAGGCCGCAGCGTTCCAGAACCGTATACAGGATGCTGATTGCGGCGGCAGATTTGAACTGGAACTCCTGTCCGGCTTCATCATAATCTATCAGGAACGAACCGTCAACGATGTCGAGAATGTCGCCGCTGTTGTTGTCCCAATAGGAATCTACCAGCTTGCCCGTCAGGTCAGAAATCTGCTGGCTGAGCCTTTCATGGTAAACGCCGTACTCTCTGGCGATCATTTCCGACACAGGCTGCACCAGATCGGGGCCGAGCTGCCACACCTCCGGGTCACGGGAATTGCGGCGCACCCCGGTGTCGCTCACATCAAAGACATAGTGCAGACGCGGCACACTGCTGGACTGGTCTAACAGTGCGATGCCCTTGGAGCCGCGCCGGACATAGCGGTTCATGCGATTGTTCCAGATGTCGAAGCTGGCGCAGGCAGTGGCATCAGGCCGCTGGGCGTAGATCATGAGCTGGTCTGCAAAGCTGTACTTGTACAGCCGGGATGCAGTGGTCAGGTAGTCCGTCCAGTTTTCCCAATACCGGGTCAATTTTTTTGCCGTTTGCTGGGCAAGGTTCAGGCATTCTTGCGTTTTGTTTGGCATTGCGTTCCTCCTTCCGATTTCAGGATATAAAAAGAGCGGGTAACCATTTTATGGTTACCCGCAAAGAAATGCGTGTGTTTTTATTAGCAGAAACGATTTGCGAATTTACATTAGACAGCTGTTTTTAATGTCATTACACCAATGTTGTAAATTACTTTCTATATCAGTGCAGCCTTCCAAGTGAGATAGCAAATGCTTTTTATTCAGAAGGTAGATATTTGAGTTGAATTTTCATATAGTGCGAGATATAATGATTATAAAAGCAACAGAAGGGGTGAATTTCAATGCAGGAACTTCAAAAAATCGCCGTGGTGATTGATGCCGATAATACCCAAATTTCAAAATTGGAAGATGTGTTTCATGAAATCTCAACACGCGGCAGAATTGTAGTAAAGCGTGCTTATGGCAACTGGCATAAACCAACGTTAAAAAACTGGGGTGAGATCATCAAACGGTTGGCAATCAAAGCTGAGCAGCAATTCGACTATGTTTCGGGCAAGAACGCAACAGACATGGCACTGGTAATTGATACCATAGAACTTTTGTATACAAACCTTTATGATGCGTTTGTTATTGTTTCAAGCGACAGTGACTATACTCCGTTGGCAATAAAATTGCGTGAAGCAGGGGTTTATGTTATGGGAGTTGGTGAGCAAAAAACCCCTGTTGCTTTCCGGAATGCCTGCGATGAGTTTCTCTTCTTGGAAAACTGCTCTTCTTCAGTTGAAGGGAACGATGCACACGATGTTGCTAGTTCTTCCCCAAGCGATGAACAAGATGCTGCTAGTTCTCCCCAAAAAGAAAAAGCGGAAGTGCCTATATCTCCGAACAACGAAAAAGAAGAATCTACAAAGCAACTCAAGGAGGATGCACAGAAAACGGATTCAACTCCAATTGCTAGTTCTGTCCCCGCTGAAGAGAATTCCGAAAAGAAAAATGATCTAAACGAAATTCATGCTTTATTGGAAAAAGCCTATGATACCTTCCAAGACGAGGATGGGTGGGTCAATGTAGCAAAGGTAGGACTGTTCTTAAGAAGAGCAAAGCCAGACTTTGATAGCCGAACTTATGGTTTCCAAAAGTTGAGCCTTTTCCTCAAGAACTTCCCTGAAAAGTATGATGTGAAAATAGTCGGAGAAAAGCCCAACATCATTGCCGTATACCGTTGTGTGAGCAACGAAAACGACTAAACAGACTGTCGGATGTATATGTAAGGCGGCAAACGCCGCCAATAAATTATGCTTCTGTGTTGTTCTCCTCACCGGTGTCCTCCGGCTCGTCCTCGGTGGGAATCTCAAAATCGCCCTTGTCCTCGGTGTAGTTTGCATCGGGGTCAAGGGCTTCTTTTTCGGCCTGCTTTTTCTGCTTCTGCTTTGCGAAAGCGTAGAAAATGCCGCCTGCCGCCAGCGCAATCAGCACGACTACGCCCAGAAAGCCGGATGCGATCTTTGGTCAATGGTTTCATCACGTTCTCCGGCCATGCGCTCCCAGTTGGATGACTTGCTGGCGTAGATATCCCGCTCGATTTCCAACTCGTCCACCCGCCGGGAGTAGGCCATGCTTGCGAGGATGCAGCCAACCATCGCACACGAAACGCACACGATCAGGCTGCGGAATGGTCTTTTCGATCTCACGCCGTGCCACCTCCAATCTGTGCCGGGGCTGCGCCGCCGGGCAGAGCCGGAGGCGGCAAACTCTCAACCGGGGCATCCTGCACAGCCCGGTCGAAGCCCGGCCGGACGAACTGGCGCAGATCCGCGCTGCTGCGGCTGCTGAAAATCTCCGACAGGTCTGCCGGGGATCCAGCCCACCGCTGCACCACCATCGGGAGGGCGGCGAAGATTTTCGCGTTTTCCTTTTTGAAATCTTCGCCTTTCAGCTTGCGCCCATCGGGGGCAATGAATCCGCCGTGGGTCTGGTAGTACAGATTTGCCTCGATTTTCCGGGCAGCTGCCGTAGCTTGCGCCCAGAGGTCGTTTGCCGAGGGCTGCTGGGCTGACAGCAGCTTTTTGATTTCAGCACACCAGTCCACAATCAGCTGGTTCTGGAATCTGCACTGTGTAAATGCCGTATACAGAGCCTTTTCCACAATCTCGTCCGGGATGGTGCCAAACGCCCGGATGTAGATTTGCGTGTCAGCCCTGCGCTCCTCCAAGCTGCGGGCGCGGCCGTAGTGGTCATCGATGACCACCAGCAGCTCACGCAATTTCGTATCGGTCATGTTGTCGAGCCTCCTAAAAGTTCTCCAAAAATTTCATCGTAGTCATCGGCAGCAGAACGCTTTGGCTGCTGACCCGCCGAGGGCTTACGCCGCTGGTCGCGGGCTTGCACATCACCAAGGGTTTTCACGCCCTCGTTTTTCCATGCCTTCAAAATGCCGTTGATGTAGTTCCACTTGCGAACGCCGGACAGAGCAGCCTTTTTGATAGCCAGCAGAATGAGGTCGTCCGCGAAAATCTCCCGCCAGCCCGTCAGGGCATCCCTTGCAGCTGGGGGAAAGCTGCCGATGTTGTCCTCGAAAGACCGGATAATCTCGGCCAATCCGGGGTCGGCAGCCGGAAAACCGCCGCTGCCGTTATCTCTTACTCTGTTCTCTATCTCTTTATCTTTCTCTTTATCTTTATCTATCTCTTTCTCTATGGGGAGATTTTCCCCAGTGGTATCCCTACCACTTTCCCCAATGGAAAGAGGAGAATTTGCGGCTTGTAGTGTCTGCCTGCGCTTCTTGGCTGCCCAGTCAGTTTCACTGCCTATCATTTCCGAATAATCGGAAATCGACAGCGTTCCGTCTGGGTTTTCAAAAACAAGGCCGATTTGCTTGTACACCTCAAGAGCCACACGGACGGTTGCCAGAGAAAACCATTTGCATTCTCTCTGAATCTTTTCAACATCATAGGGAATGAGCATCTCTCCGATTTTTGACACCAGACAGCCGCCCGTGTTTATGGTTTTGAGGCAGAGCATTTGATAGAGAACAACATAGTTGGCGCCATCTGGCTGGCTCATCAGGTAGTCGATTGCGTCCGAGGACATGAAGCTATCTTTGAGTTTTATCCAGTAGTACCGCTTACCTGTTGCCATTCAAACCTCCTTAGAACGGCAGGTCATCGCCATCGTCAATTTCAGAGAAATCATCGGGATTGCCCTGCGAGTAACTGGGTTGTGCAACTTCGGGAGCAGCTTCTGCGCCCTGCCACTGCTGCCGCTGGCTCTGGGTGTTGAATCCCATCTGCTGCGTCTGCTGATTCTGATAGGGCGGCTGCTGGTAGCCCGGCGGCGGTGCCTCACCGCCATCATCCACTCGCTGCTCCGTTTTTGGGCCGCAAAAGTGAATCTTCTGGACCACAAACTCGGTGGCGGTGCGCTTCTGACCGTTCTTGTCTTCGTAGGAGCGGGTCTGGCACTGGCACTCCACAAGAGCCGTGCTGCCCTTGCGGAAATACTGGCAAACGAACTCTGCCGTTTTACGCCATGCCACGAAATTCAGCCAATCGGTAGCCCGACGGCCATCCTGACCGACATTGTCCCGGTCAACGGCCATGCGAAAGCTGGCAACTGTCAGGCCGCTCTGTGTGGTCCGCATTTCAGGATCAGCGGCGAAGCGGCCCTGAAATGTGCAATTATTCAGCATCGGTGTCCTCCTGCTTGGTAATCAGCTCCGGATGAACTGCAAGCATCAAATCCAGCACAAAGTTACCAATGTCGTAAACGCTGCCGCCTGCACCCTTGTGATAAATGAGGCTGAGTTCAGCCTGCTTCTGGATCAGTTCCTTGTACTCCTCAACCGGGATAGCGATGGTCTGGACGTTCAAATCTTCCATAACTGGTTTCTTTCTTCTCGCATGATGCGGACCACCTTGCGGCACTGGTCTACATCAAACATTCCAATATGCGTAAATTCAATCGGGGTGCCCATCTTCTCGGACAGCCAGCGGTAGGCCTCATTCCGGCGGCCACGGTAGGGACCGTATTTCCAGAGCGGGTCAAATGCTGCATGAGCTGCCTTTTTCCAGTTGCGCAACTCCGAATTTGCCAAGCGGCCAAGGGGTTTGTCAGACCCCTTGTGTACGCCGACATAGGCACCGCAGCGAGGGCAGAGGTAAATCATGCCGAAGCTGTGGCCGTGGTAAACCACCGAACTGTCTACGAAGTCTGCGGGCGTTCCGCAGTAGTCGCAGATGACGATTCGGCCTTTCATCGTGACCATTCCTCCTTGTACCGGGCCAACTGCTCCGGGGTATCCGTCTCGATACCCAGAGCCTTGGCTTCATCAATCGCACCGTCAATCAGGTGTGAAAATTCTTTCGTGTCCATCTTGCTGGTGTCCTTGTAAACCAAGTAGCAGTTGAACCATTTTCCGTCCTCTTCCCGCACATCAAAGCAGCGGGTGTATTTGTAGAGGTCGTGAACATCCACGCTGACCGGAAGTTTGAAGCCCACGGTGCAGCCATCCTTATCTCTCGCAACCGTGCCGTAGGCCACAACCAGCCGCTCTTTCACAAGGTCGTCCGATTCGCCAGTTTCGGCGGCGATCTTGTTGACCAGAACATGGAAGTAGGCGTTTGCACTGTGGCTGCGCTTCTCCCTGTGCTTTTTGACTTCCACATCCAGAATCGGCTCCAGATGCAGCTTGTCCCAGATTTCTCGGAAGTCGCCGTTGAGTTCCAATGTGACACGCTGCTTTCCGCCAAGGGTAAAAGCCATATCCACCAGCCGCCCGGTCATGTGGTATCCTCCTTGTCCTGATGGCAGTGCATATAGATGTACGCACTGTTTGATCCCATGTTGGCATAGAGCCAATCATTGATTTTTGCCACGCTCATGTGGTCACGCAAGACACGTTTTTCATAGATATACTCACCAGTCAGCTTTTTCTCAGCGATTTTTGCCTGAATCTCCTCGTCCTCGTAGTTGGCTTCGACCATGTAGAGGTCATAGTTCGGAGCGGCTATACCGTTCAGATTGTTCATGTCGGTGCAGTAGAACAGCTTTCCGGCGGGGAGCCAGACCTTCCATCCGCAGTTCGGAACATTGTGCTTCACCATGTTCGGAATGACATTGCAGATGCCGTAACCGTACATAGTTCCCGGTGCCAAAACATCAATCTGGGAAATTGGCACCCCTGCATCCACCAGCGGTTTGCACAACCAGTCGCAGCAGGCGAATCGCAGTGTTGGGCGATTGGATGCCAGTAGTCGAAGCGTTGACGGCTGGAAGTGGTCACAGTGGATGTGGGTCAAGAGAACCAGCTTCAGAGTTTTCCATTCTGCGGCCAAAGCCTTGAACGGAACACCACAGTCAATCAGAATCTCATGCTCAATCACCACGGCGTTTCCCTTGCTGCCTGTTGCGATGATGTTGTAGCCGATCATAACGAGCTGAGGTCAACAACCTCTTCGACGGCAGTGGGCTCGCCCTGCGAAATATCACCGTGCGGCAAGGCCTGTCCTGCGCCCACTTCGGGCTTTCCAGTATGAAGTTCTGGCTGCTCCTGTGCGTCAGACACGACCTCCTGCGTAGTAAGGATTTCGCCATTATCTGCTACCGCTGCCACGGCATTATCGCTTTCCAAAGCCTTGGTCATTTCGATGCTCATAACACCCCAGCGAGAAATAAGCTGTCGAAGCATGGTTTTCTTTGCCATGTCATCGAACGACTTATACCAAAAGGACGAATACTTCCACATTTCGCTCTCCGGGATTTTGCCAGCCAGCAATTCCTCGTACTTCTGCCGACTAAATGCCTTGGAGTAGGTATCTGCGTGGTTCATCATTTTTTCTTTGGACCAGTACAGCACCTTGCGGAAACCGTTCATGTACTCAAAGTAAGCCATATAGCCAACGGTAGGTAGCGCATCCCGCTGGTCATCGTCTTCGATGAACTGGAACTTGGGCTTGCCGGTCATCGAATCTTTGCCCAGATACTCGCCCTGCTTAATCTCGGTAACATCGAGATCCGCATACTGACCGCTGCGCAGCGCCAGCTGGATGTAGCCCTTATAGCCCAGAACAAACTGTGCCGTAACACTCTCCTGGCGGATCAGCCTGTTGTTGCGGTCATACTTGGCTTTCTGCTTGAAAGGCACGAGGTAGTACTGCCCCAGCTGAGGGGACGGGCTGAGGTTCAGGCTTTCACCCAGCAGGGCACCCGCCAGAATCGTGCCGGCATCGCACTCCTGCAAAGCCGGATTGACCGCGACTGCTGAGGTGATGCTTGCCGTAAAGCGACGAACGCGAGCGGGGTCGCGCAGGGTGTTGGCAATCAAAGACTGATAGCCCTTAGTGGTTATCGCCACAGAAAACTTAGGCTTCTGCTGCGCTTGCAGCTGGTTGTTATACGTTGCCATATTCGATACCTTCCTTTTCAAGATAATTTTTCAGGCCGATAAGCTGCGCTTTCGTGCCCTTTGCGTAGAAGCGGGTCATCAGAATGGGTTCCGGCTTGGGCTGCGAGACCGGTTTGACATCGGGCTGCACAGGCATTTCCGGGTCTACTGAAATTTCCTGCGCTGGTTCAGGCTGCGTCTGGGCTGCTGCGGCAGCAGCGGTGCGAACTTTTTCTGCCGCAGCTTCACGTTCTGCCTGCCTGACACGGCGTTCTTCTTCCAGCCGCCGCTGCTCTTCGAGAGCCTTGTGACGGTTATCCACAACTTTAATCGCTGTGGGCAGGTCGAGGTTCTTCCGGTATTCCACCATGACCTCCGCAGAATTTTCCATAGCGTCGATTGCAGTAACATCGGACACGATGCCATCCACAAACGCCTTTGCCTGTTTTTTCAGGGCAGTGACGCTGTCGCTCATGTTGACTTTCGGCCGGTAGGTCAAGTCATCCATCCAGTCAATGCCCGCAGCCGCCACCAACTCGTTGTAATACTCCTGAACAGCATCCGTCTTCTGCGCCACGATGCCGGAAGTAACGTCCGTGATTTTACGCTTCAGTTCTGCGTCTGCGGTCTGGAACGGCACCGTCACACACTCACGATAAACCTTTTCAAACTCGGTATACGGTTCAAGGATTTTTTCCTTGACGGCAATGCGCTGGGCTTCGTATTCCTTGAATTCCTTGGTCAGCTGTGCGCGAGCATCCTTGACGCTCTTATAAGTCTGCTCTGTGCAGACCAGCGAGAGCGCGTCAGCCGTGCGCTGTTCGATGTCAGCTTTTACGCTGTGTAGCCGCTCAACGATGATGGGCAACTGCTGCAGTTCGATAACCTGCAATGCGGTTTCCTGTGCCATGTGGCATCCTCCTTTTACTTTCCAAAAATGATGGTTTTCCCGGTGTCCTTATTCAGGAGCACCATACCGTTCGGGATATCCCGAACCCAGAGATATGCGGTGCAGTCCCAACCGGCAGCAGAGAGGGCTTCTTTCTGGCGGCGGGTCAGCTTTTTACCTCTTATTTTCAAAAAATCACCTCCTCGGTCTTGCTGACAGCGATGTTCAGCGTGATGGTTTCCCGGCAGCGGCAGCCGAAGTTGCCCTCCGAGCCGAACATCTTGGTTTTCTCGAACTCCTTTGCGCTATACACGCTGGCGCAGTTGAGAACATTGGGAATGCGATCAGGGTGGACTGCCCGGAACGCCTGACACGCCATGTGGTAGTTGGGTGCCCAGACCACCGTCCATCCTCCGCAGTACGGCTGAACATCATCGCTGCCGTAGGTGAAGTAGAATTTTTCCAGATCCATCACTCGGCCTTGCTTTCGTTCTTGATGCAGATACCGAGCGCAGAGAACAAGAGCATCAGGCCAACTTCATCTCCGTCATCCAGGCTCATAAAGTCGAGCTCCCCGGCCACAAAGCCCTCGCGGAGAATCACAGCGGCGCCCACAATGGGATGACCATGTTCCGGCGTACCGTAGAGAATGCTGGCAATGCTGTTGATGGCGTAGCCTTTCAGCAGTCCCTCATCATCAATCACCATGCACAGTCCTTCCGGCAGATACTTGGGATGAACCACCTCGATGCAACCGCCGACCTCTTTCTGGAGGTTGTCCAGCAGCGGTTCGCCGAAGTCCTTGAACTGCATCTGATTCTCGGTGTTGATTACCAAACCTTTCATAAAATCACTCCTTTTCCGGGAAGCACTCGTTGACTTCCCATGCGTCTGCGGCCTCTATGCAGCGGTCGCAGCCTACGATTGTTCCATCCTCGGCGCGATAGATGGTATCGCACCGCTGGTGGCAGATGGGGCACACAGGAGGGTCAGGGTAGCCAGCCTCCGCATCAGTCCTCGGATACAGCATCCAGCACCTCCCGGAGTGTCCGGCCAATCCAGCGGCCTACGTCGTCCAGTGCGCCGTTGCCGTCCAGCCAGACGAACACGGCTGCAACGGCAGCAGTCAAAACGAACTGCGCCGCCGGGAGCCGGGCTGCTGCCTGCTCTGCGGTGATGCCATACACGGTCATCAGGATCTTCGTCATTCTGCACACTTCCTTTCAGACGCCTTTTTGGTGGCTCGGTAGGCTTCCAGCTCAGCCATGAGTTCGGGGCTCTGCTGGAAACGCTTGTGGAATCCGAGAAATACGCAACCGATTCGCTCTGCGACCTCTGGCGGTATTTCGTCCACATTGATGTGAATGTTGGCGTTCATGTAAACCTCCATTGTTCAGTTTAACTGAACTTACAGGGCAAAAAAATAGTCTGGAATGTCCGACACTTCAATTTTCAGTGCCTGACACGCAGCCTCGATTTCGTCCTGTTTCCAGTCAACCTTACCGTTGAGTTTGAGGGAAGTGGTACGATCCGACCACCCCATACTCTTGCCAAATGCCCCTCTGGTTCCGAAAATCTCAACGATTCGGCCCAGCAGTTTGTTATAGCTTCTCTGCAT